ATCCGGTGTCAAGTGCCTGTCAATACCCTTAAGGAAACTTTCATCTCTTTAGTTTGGTCGCGGGAATGTGTCTTGAATTTAGAATGAATTAACGGCAATTGAAGAGCATGTTTTGCAACGAGCACGAGCCCCTCGCCCTGCTAGTTGAAATCACGCCCAAACTTGCAAAGAAAAAATTCAGAGAAAGCATATACGAAGCTTGGCATTACAAATGCGGTTATTGCGGAGATTCTGCCACAAGTCTGGATCACATTGTACCTAGGTTTAAGTCTGGTTCCTCTAACCGCCACAACTTACTTCCTTGTTGCAGGCGTTGTAACGCCCACAAAGGATCAGAGGAAATGAAAAGCTGGTACCAAAAACAAACCTTCTTTTCTTCCGAAACCCTTGGTAAGATTGAAGCCTGGGTCAAACAAGAATCAACGTTTATTTTTGGTGAGTGCTGATGGGTATTTTTGCAGATTATGTTGATACTTATGGTGATTTAGGTAATGCGTTTGCTGGCGCAGAGCGAGCTAACGGTTTGTATGTTGACAATAATTCAGACTTACTTGCTCAATGGGAAAGCAATAAAGATAAGCCAAAATTTAGGGAAAAATATCCAACCAAAGGTTCTTACGGCGCCTGGCATTACGACACCTACGGGAGGAACGAAGGTCGTGAGATGTTTTACCACACGATGGTAAAAGATCCAGGAATAGGCACTGTGTATTGGGATCGTTACGTTGATAACAACTCAGCCGTAAACAAGGCTTGGCGTGATGCCGGCCAACCAGATAAAGCTTCCTTTGGAGAAAGATACTGGAATCGAACAGGCAAAGCAAATGGCGACCTAGTTCCCACTCGTGTTCAGGGTATGGAGGGTTGGGGCCAAGCCCACTGGGAGACGTATGGAAAAAATGAAGATCGAATTTTAGAAGGAGCTAAGATTTCCGTCGACAATAATGGCAACGCTTACTTATCGGGAACGAATCTAATTGGTTCACAAGCACTGAATAGGTATAACAACGTTATTAATACTTTTAATAATGCCAAAGAAGGAACGTATAAACAAATAGTAGAAGGACTTGGAAATCAACTAAACTCTGTTCAGCTTCAAGACCTGCTTGACTACAACGGTGAAGAAGCTTTGTCAGCTTCTTACCAAAAGAAATTAACTCCTTGGGATTCAAGTAAGGGCGCTCAACCATTAACCGGTGGTTTTGATGCCAGTTATTACCGTTCTTTTACTCCAGGTGGGCAACAAGCCGAGGAACAGTGGGACGCGGCGCAATCAGGGATAAGTATAGGAGGTATTTCGATTCCAGACTTGGATATAGTTGGACGCTTTAGTCCTGATACGTATATGCATTGGCATTACACGACTCAGGGCAAGGCAGCTGGATACCGAGGAAATGAAGCTCAATACGCGTCGCTTTCCGATGAATATCAAGAGTATTTAACTGATGCCGAGTACGAACTTTATCGCGATAAAGTCCTTGGCGGTGGAGATGAAACTATTCTTGGCAAAAAAGTAAGCACTGAATTAACAGCAAAAGAACAGCAAGTTCAACAGCAATTTGGTTCACTAACGACTGATTCTCTCAAGAAAGCTGCAGATGAACTTGTCAAAGCCAAACGACAAGAACGCGACTTAGATTTCTACCGAAATCTTGAGGGTTTTGATGAAGTTCTTACAATCAACGAAACAATTGCAAATTCACTCCTGGGAGATAGCGGTATTGGTGGTATTCTTGGCTTCGTCACAAATCCGGTCAAAGCTCAAGAAAGTCTTGAGAAAAGTCTTGCCAGTGCAACGGGCATTCCAACTTTTAACGGCGTCACTTATAACTGGCAGAAGTGGTTTGATGAGCAGCTCGCTGGTAATTACGAAAAAGGTATTACGGTAGCAGATCCTCTTGATCCAAATAAAACATATCAATTGACGGGTGATTTTGCTAAACGTTACATCGATGAATATTTGAAACCTCGTTTTGACAACTCAAAGTCGATGAGTGAATTCATTTCAACATTGGAGTTGCAGCAGCAAGATAAAAATGTTTTCGATGTTCAGACAGCTTTAACAAAACTAAAAGACATTGCTGAAATTAGAGCACAAGCTTATTTGGACGATGTGTATTCCAAAGACCCGCTTAATTTTAATGCCGATTTTTACATGAATCCATCCGGCAACTTTGAAACGGATGATCCCAAAATTGCTAAATACAATGAGCAACGAGATCAAGTTGCTGCTGATTGGGAAACAGCAAAACGTAATGGCTCAAGTGTTGTCCCAGGTACCAATTGGACCTGGGATCAATGGGCATACCATTACGGCCTGGATGTTAACGATAAAAATCAATTTGCTCAACTACATTATCAAGTACTTGGTTCATCCAAAGGATTTGATCCTGCTCGTGATGTCCTGACATTGAAGGACGCCACTGATTACATCAGCACAAAGATTCTTCCTGAAATTGCCGCCAAGGATATTGACTTGGCAGACGTTCAGTTCTTGCAGTTTGTAACACCTGAGGAATTTGCCGATAGTGTTATTGAAGGCGTCAGCCCTGAAACAAATAAAGCTGAGTGGGACAAGATGCTTGGTACGCTTGGAATTGCTGGCGAGGGAATGGGAGTTGATGAAGTTAAACAATACATCGCGGATCAGTTCCGCACTGGTAACGCTATCAACATTCGTCAGTCCATTAAATATCTCAATGAAAAAGGAAAGACACCAACACAAAAAGAGCTAGGCGTTGAGTACATTCAACGTGAATCAGACGCTGCTCCTTCTACGTCTCCTTATGCCACCACCCTTTACAAGATCTTTAAGAACGCTGGATACCAGGGGAGCGAAGATGACTTCTACGGCAGCTTCATGACCGATGTAGACAAGGGTGAAATGCAACTCCTGGAGCAAGGGGCATCTGAGAAAGGCTTACAACTGGGCGGTGCTTACGCCGGACTAACCAGTGACGATCCATTCCAGGCTCTTAGTTCCATGAGTGGTCTATTTGGCGACGCAACCACAACAACAACTACGTCTGCCGATAGCACCAAAACGGGTTCTGTGTCTTCCGGGTCTAGTTATTTTAAACTGTTAAATGATGAAGAAGAGCCAACTAAATCTGCTAGCGCTCAAAAGATTCTCGGTGAATTTACTTCCCTCTTTAAAGGGTTCACTTGATGGCTGACAAACACCGTAAAGCTGCTGGTGCAGCCAAGATTGCTAAAGACAAGATGGCTTGTAATAAACCACAGAGGACCCCTGGTCACCCAACCAAGTCGCACGTTGTGAAAGCTTGCGAGGGTGGAGAAGAAAAGATCATTCGTTTTGGTCAGCAGGGCGTCGAGGGTGCTGGTAAACACCCCAAAACAGAGAAGGATAAAGCACGTAAGCGTTCGTACTACGCTCGCCATAACGCCCAGGATCCCAATCCTGACAAGATGTCAGCACGGTACTGGAGCCATCGTGTGAAGTGGATGATTTTAAGTGGTATGATAATCCCAGAGTTTTTACACGTATGTCTTCACGCTGGAACTACGTTGACGTAACTTGCGAGCAATGCCCTGCAAAAAAATCAATACGAATTGATCAGTACAATCGCAAAGGTAAGAAGTGGATTTGCCGTTCTTGCGCTTTTACTGGTAGAAAACTGGAAATTAAAGAGCCTTCGGCAAAGCATGATCCAAAGAAAATAGGAGCATGGAAAAGCTATTGGAGGGCTAAAAAAAGAGTCAGAGATAACCACCACAATGCCTATGGAGACGTTTGTTTTAAATTTGAAAACTTTCAGCAGTTTTGGGACGAGCTAGGCGAGAGACCTGAGGGTAAAAGTCTGGACCGAATTGATCCATGGGGTCACTACGAGCCTGGTAACGTTCGGTGGGCTACTCATGTAGAGCAATGCAACAATAAAAGGAAGCAAAAACCCAAATGCCGCTAAACTGCGTAGGCTGATTCCTTACCAGCATGGCAAAACCAAAGTCCACTGCAATTCGTCTTGAGTCCAAGCCCAAGAAAACTCGTCAAGGACAAGGCCGTAATTCTTTAGCTAATCACGGCCGTAAAAAAATGAGAGGTCAAGGCAAGTAAAAATTATGTATATTGAGGGTAATAATAGTTACCCTCATGTCGGATCTTTCGCATGCGATTAACCTAATTCGTAAATACGAAGGGTTCAACGAAAAGGCATACGCCGATCCGACCACAGGCGGAGAACCTTATACCATCGGGTTTGGAACCCAGTTCTACCCCGATGGTTCTCCCGTTAAAAGAGGGCAGTATTGTACCAAGGAAAAAGCCTTGGAATACTTGTTCCACGAAGTTTCAATTATTGACACTCAGCTGGTTAAGCTGAACTTGGGGCTTGACAATCACATGCGTCAAGCCTTGATTTCATTCATTCATTCCATTGGCTGGGAGCCATTCCTTTACAGCAGCGTTATCGATAACATCGAACACGAAGATTTCTGTGCTGCTACTGGGGAGATCGGTAGATGGATCTTTGATCAAAACCACAATGTCATTGGCACCCTTGTAGACCGCAGGCGAGAAGAAATCAATCTTTTCCTGACTGAGATCAATGCCAACCCTTGGTCCTCAACCCAGATTCTTCTAACTGCCTTTCGTAATTACACTGCTGCTCCCCACCAAGTAAGGGCCATCCGCGCCCTGGAAGAAAACATCAATCCTTACGTCCTGTCTAAGTTTGCCAACGATTTTGATATTGACGAAGATCCCTGGTCGACTTATGACACCGACGATATCGATTTGCTGTTTAGCAGCTACCATTAGAATAATTGCTATGAATCGATGCAAAGTGGCATGGAGCGATCGGTAGAACCACGAGAGTTTGAACTGCCACTTGAGCTGCAATTCGCCATGCGGAAAGCAGAACTTCAGGCCCAAGAGATGACGTGGGAAGAACTGTATTCGGCTCTTCTGAATCTCTATCACCAACGTCTGATGGAATGGCATGCCATCAAGGACATCATGGCAGGTGAGAACATTGAGCTGGATATGGACTGGCCGACTGATCTTGAATTAGCAGAACTCGCCGCCGCCTGTATTCAAGGCGACGACGAGGACGATGACGAAGAAGAAGATTTTCAGCCGTTCTGAGTTTCGTCAAGTTGGATGAGACGGTCCAGATACCACTGGGCCTTTTTTAATGATTCAATTCCACCTTTGTGACGCTCACGCCAAAGGTATTTGGCAATATTGCCCTTGAGATAACCACGGAATTCTTCAAGGGTCTGCTGAGCTTCAATTCCTTCAATACACTCGATTGCACCATCGGTGTAGTGAGGCGGATGGTTAACTTGATCCTCTTGGATCACAGGACGCTCTTCTTTCGTGGCCCAGGGAACAGGACAGACTCCACCTGGGCACTCAC